GTTGCCGTGTAAGAGGTTCCTATATGAAGCACACCTGAATACTCGCTGATGCAGACAGAATTGTTCGCGGTTAAAAGGCTGCTCACGGTGAAGGTCATCGCTCCCGTGCGCGTGTTGGCCCCAGCGCCAGTTCCGAACATTAAGGCGTTGTAAGTTGGGCTGGTCACCGTCGCAGTCGAGCCGTCTTGTGCGTAACTGTTGTAAGTCCCACTATCCGCGACACTTGGAGTCGGCGCAGCGCTGTGTGTGGTGATGCCCAGTAACAGCGTGCTTCCATTGGTCGATGTATAACTCCCGGTTGTGATCGACGTGCCAGATGCAATCGTCGAACACGCAGAAGTTCCGATATATGCGATGCCCGCGCTGATCGTGTACAGTGCAGTGCCATACGCCGAATCCGTGTAGGTCGCAAGTGTCGCGATCGCCTTCACGGTCTGCGTGGTCGAAACCGTGATCGGCGTTGAATAGGTTGACGTCGTGCCGCCAGAGCAGAGGTTGGCAGTTTCCGTGGGCGTACTTCCGTCCGTGGTGTAGCACAAAACCGCGAGAGGGGTTGCGGTGGAGATCGTCACCGTCTGCGTGCTGCTGTAGGAACCCGCCGCTGGCGAGAAGGTAGGCGTAGAGGCTTGAGGAGTACCACTTGTGTGCCTAAATAGGATCGGCGTGAGTATCTGGCCTTGGACAGGAAGCGCGAGGATGAATGCGAGAATTGCAAGAAGTATTTTCATCTAGTTCACCGTGACCGATCCCACATAATTTGTGGTCAGATAATGCGTCGAGTCGCGCCCGACAATGCAGACCGTATTTGCCGCCGCTGCGGAGAGAACCAGCGTGCCTGTTCCCGCTGTTCCGTAAGCTGTGCGCGCCGAGTTTTCATATTGTGCACTCGATCCCAAAGCTGAGAGCGTGATTGCCGTCGATACGTTATCGTCGTTCATGATGCAGAACTGATAGCCCGCTGCCGGTACGGGGACACTCACCGTGCAGGTTCCTGTGCAGATCGCAAAGCCGGAAGGCGCGGTCAAAGTGATTGATGTTCCGGGCGTTGGGACTGGAACCGGAGCCACGCCAGTCGTTGTCCCGGTGCCTCCGTTGGCTACTGGAAGTGTGCCGCTTACATCCGCTGTCAAGCTAACCGCACTTGAGGTCATCGCCGATTCGTTTACACCGTCGCCAGTCGCAGGAGCCGCCGCGTGGAGAATGCCTGCCGTGATGGTCGCTGGCAGTTTGAGCAAGTATGATGTACCACCCGAAACAGGAGCCGCAAAGCCTGCCGAGTTGGATGAAAGCGCGGGGATGTTGCCCGTGCCCGCCGCCAGCGAAACTTTGCCTGGAGTCGTGCTGCTGGACGTGATCGAGGCACAAGTTAGTGCACCCGCCCCATCCGTTGAGCATCCGGTGTCTACCGTCGCATCCGCAGCACCATTGCCTACCATCACCGCCAATGCAGTTAAAGCGCCTGATGTATGCGTGACTGTGCCACTGCCCGAAGGCGTCTGATAGACCCACGCCGATCCGTTCCAGTAGGCATACCCGGCAGATGTTGGTGCGGCAATCGCGTGACCCTGGATGCCCACCACGGTTTGTGATGTCCCCGTGCCGGAAAGATCACCAGCCGCCACGAAAGTACCTGTAGGCCATGCGGTAATGCAACTTGCCCCAATGCAGTGTTGCGGTGCAGATACCGCAGTGTTAGCCGTGACGGTGCCTGAGAACGATGCGCTGGTGCCGTTGATTGCGCCTACAGTTAGGCTCGGAGTGCTCACGTTTACCGGGATGGCTGCATTCGTGACGTGCGTCAGGCCGAGAACGGTCGGATTCGGATACGTACCGCCTAGGTCACCCCCAGCTGAACCGCTAGGGGTGCCTCCGTTCTTTGATAGTTGGCAAAGGCTGCACGTTCCCATGAGTGCGCCGGTGATGCTTCCGCCCCCTGGCCCGGAAGTAATGTTCACACGCACATAGGAAGCTCCCGCTGGGACACAAGCGCCGCCGCTACTGCTGCTTCCCGCCGTTGCGGTTACGAGTGCCCCGCAATTTGTCCAGGTGGAATTGTCGGGAGATGTTTGAATTTGCGCCGTCCATGAGGTTGACGTGCCAATCCCTGAAATACGCACATTGAGCGCGTCGATTTGTGCTGTTAGTTGAGGGTTGGACGGATTCAATTGCGGGCCACTTGCCGTAGCCGTGAATCCGTAGATGAGTTGGGGAGCCAATATCTGCGCTCTGGAAGTAAAAACCAAAGCAAATACGGTGAAGGCAATCACAATTATTCTTTTCATTTTTCCCCTTTGATACGCTTCCATGCCCGCTCAAACCATGAGTCCTTGCCGCCCTGTGTCTTCTCAGGTTCGGTGTCGCCATGCTCTTCGCCGAACGTCTCAGTACCGGCGCGGGCTTCCGCTTCCTCTACCTGCATAGGAGGCTGTACTTCGTCGTCTGCCGCTTCGATCATTTCATCTGTCACATTGCTACCCAGGCCCGTTTCTGCGCTGGCTGTCTTGATTTCACGCAGCGTGGTCTGCCGTCCAAGCACACCGGCGTTGAAGTATCCAAGGATGCTCTCACCGTGGCTCTTCGCCAGTTCCGCCTTTTCCTTGCTGTTCATTGTGCGGATGGGCGCGAAAGCGTAGTCTAGATCGTCTGGAATCTCGCCCCAGGTGGACATGCAGATGATCGGAATCAGCTTGTCCATCAGCGGGCGGTCCTTCTGCCGGCGCTCCTGGTCTGCCGAATCGTAATAGTTCTGGAGATCACCCTCGTTTGACTGCCCCAGGCCGGTCTGCGTGTCGCCGAACAGCCTTGAGAACGGATACCCAGCCGCCCCACACAGCGCCGTCATCTGCATCTTCATCACTTCGGATAGACCACTGAAAGAGTAGGAGTTGCTGAATAGTTCACCCTCTTCGCCGAGCGCCAGAATACCGTTTGTGGAGATTGCTTCTGATACCGCCGTCATGCGGGCCGCATAGTCCACAAGCTGCTGCTGTGTCAGGTTCAGTCCAGATAGCATCTGTGCCAGCATCGGCTCTTTCATGGCCAGCACGTTGGCGCGTGCAATCAGGTCCGATACCGCCGCCATGCCGTAGTCGTATCGCTGTAGCTCGTCAAGAATTGCCTCGACCTCGCTCATGCCCCAGTACGTTTCGATCTGCTTCTCGAATAGCGGCAAGTCCCGGCCCAGGAACCGCAAGCACCGCGAATTATGGACGCGCAAGTTCTGATTCGCTTCCGTATACACATCGTAGTACACAGGTAAGCCGTATTCGGTGGGGTTGTCCAGATCGGTGATGAGTGCGGAGCTTGGCGACATGCCAGACCAGCGGTCCACTACGATCATGCCGCGATAGCTTCCCGGTTCCACGTCCTCAATCTTGAGCGGCTTGGACAGGTCATTGTCGCCCTTGAGGATGATGATTCCCAGTGCCCCGCCGAACAGCCTGCCCCACTTGCGGCCCTCAATGTACTTCTGGAGCGTGCCCGTCTCGGCCACCACTTTGTCGAACGCGCCAATATCCTCCGGCGTCACATCGCAGAGCAGGGAAGGGAACGCCTTGAGTTGGTCCTGCGGCTTCACGTCCACCACCTGCCGGATGATCCACGAGCCGCGATACATGAATACTAGCTTCTGATAGTCCAGCGAGATGCGGAACGGGATGTGCCGACCGGCGTTGACAGCGCTCGATGTTCCCCAGCCGATGTTCGCCGCCTGGTTCGCGTATACGTCGCCCACTCCCGCGTTCTGGTTTGGTGCCTGGAGGCGCAACCGTTCTGCCGTCCGCTGCTTCGCCGCATTCAATCGCTGCTGTGTGCTGGCCATGGGAATAGTCTACCGCATTGCATGTATTGAGGTACGCATAGGAATACGCTATCCCAACCGATACTTCGGAATGACCTTACATACGCCAATGCGTACAGCGTCAGGAGTGTGGTCATGGTCCTTGATCGGCTGCTCTTCCCCGCGCTTCGCCGCCTTGGGATCCCAACTGTAGCCCTCATGCTCTTTGATCGTCATAGGGCAGTGCTTGGCGTGAATTTTATACATGCCGGACTTGAGCGCCATCGAGGTGCGCCGGATGCCCTCCAGTACCTCATTCTCGCCGTTCTTGACCTGGTACCCGCGCCGCACCAGTTCGAGCTTGAAGCTGGCCGCGCTCGGGTCCACCACTACCACGAGGCCGCGATGCTCAGGCCCAACGAAAGCGTCGAAGTCGTCTCCGTATTCCGAGTCGGTCTTTTGCCTGCGCTCTTTGGCGCTATCCCAGTAAAACTCCCGCTCCTGGTAGAGCGTCTTGCCATCCCCGTACACGTCAAGGAACACGCATGGATTGATCGTTCCATAGTCCACAAAGACATAATGCTCTGCGGGGCTGGTGAGCAGCGCGATTGGCCGGCTATCGTCATCGTACTTGCAATTCGGACCCAGCACGTCCCGGTAGATGGACGATTCCGCAACAACCCACTGGCCCAAGATGTACCGCTGATAGAACACCCCGGAGTACATGTTCTTCTGCGCGTCGATGTACTCAGCGCTCAAGTTTGGGTTGTCATCCATCGTGTAGTGGCCCGACCAGAGCAGCTTCTTTGTCCGCAGAGTGGGATTGTCGAGGAATTCGGTCTTGAGCCAGTGCATCGGCGTTGCAGGGTTTGTGGTCCCGTACAGCCGCGCACCATCTGGCGACATGCGGGTGAGCAGCATCTGAAAGAATTCCTGCGGCATGAGCGTGATTTCATCGCCCACCGCCAAGCCCACGGTCAGCCCGCGAACATACTTCTCGCTGCCCTCGTCCTTCGCTCCCATCACCAGCCACGTAGACCCACACAGGCGCAGGAGGCCGCTCTGGTGGTTGTACGTGTAGTTGGATGGGCCTACGAGGTTGAATAGGTCATTCAGGACGTTGTTGAAGATGGTCTGCTTCGATACGCCGGTGAGAACCTTCCAGCCGTTCAGTTGGTACCTGCAACCCTGGAGAATCTTGGGATGCAGCGCCCACGTTTTCCCTGACCGGACACTGCCTTCGAGCAAATTGATGCGCCGGTCTAGTTCGAGAGGGCGGTAGGCGAATTCCTTGAGCCGTGGACCGAAATTTAGGATCGCCATTTTCGCACCGTTTGTTACTACTTAGTACACATTACTAACTCTTTTGTTTTCAGTAAAAGGTGTCGCCGATTCCGAGGGTGACACTTTTCAGAGAGATTCTCAATTCAGAGAGAATGTTTACTATTCCGCCAATATTTAAACCTTTTAGAATCATTATTCCTCTGATTCCGGCTCTTCCGTCTTTGGCATCTCCTGGTATTCACGGCGGAATTCAGAGAGTAATTCGGTTAGGGGATCATTGATTGTGTTGATTTCTACCTTCTCGCCGTACTTCTTGGGGTCCAACTGGCCAGCGCGTTTCAGCGATGTTTGCACAATCAATTGCGACCGCTGCACGTTATCGATCACTTTCCGCTTCGTAATCGTCTTGTCGCCATCCACTATCGTTTCTTCAATAACCCCAATCAATGCAGTACGTGCATCGATCTGCGCCCGGTCGTGGATCAACTCAGCCTGCATACGTCTAGCTCGCGCGGACTGCTCCCGAAATTCTTTGTGCGATTCGAGCCATCTGTATACAGTAGTTGAACTTGGAGCATATCCATCTGTGAGGCGAATCTCTTCAAGAACCTGCTCAAGCCCCATTTCAGAGGTAGCTATCCTCTCGCAGATTTTGTCTACGATCTCTGGCGTGTAATCAGTTGGGCGTCCGGCTGGCATATATGGATTATAGTACGGAACTCAAGCCGCTTTCTTCTCCGGCAAGATCATCCACCGCTCCGACACAAGACCACCCGGATAGCGCACATGCACCACCAGGGAGACGCGAGGCTTGGGTATTGGCTTTGTCATTGTCCTTACCATGCGAGTATTCTAGCGCAATTCTGAGATTTCCACAGGATTTGCACAGTTATTCGCTCTTTTCGTATCTTTTCGCTTGCAT